TATGATTGTTACCAACCACACCTACGATGTCATTGGCGCTTATGTACCTACAAAGGAAATGGGAGGAGGCAGTGGCCTCAAGTATGCAGCAAGTACAATCATCTATCTCAGCAAAAAGAAAGAGAAGGATGGAACGACTATCGTCGGAAACCTTATCAAAGCTAAGACTGCTAAGTCGCGTCTGAGTAAGGAGAACAAAGATGTTACGGTGCGCCTTTATTACGATGACCGTGGTCTTGATCGATATTATGGTCTATTGGAGTTGGGTGAACTCGGTGGTCTCTGGAAGAACGTGGCAGGTCGTTATGAGATAGACGGTAAGAAAGTCTATGCCAAAGCAATTTACAAAGATCCAGAACAATACTTCACTCCAGAAGTGATGGAGAAACTGGATGAGATTGCTAAGGAGGAGTTTAGTTACGGTTCATGATTAAGGTTCTCAAGACTGGAATCAACGTATCTAAAGTCATTCAACAACTAAAGAAATATCCACAGGACTGGGACCATCAGAAGAATCTGAAGGACTCCCAGTCCTTAGTTGATAGGGGATTTTCAGACTTGCCAGTAAGTGCTCTTCAGCTTATAATAGGTGGGGTCAAACACAAGGATGACTTTGTGGGCGACTCTGAGATCAACATCAAAACACCTGCCTACGCTCATCACAGTGAGATCCGAAAGATCATACGCAAACAGTTTAAGAATGCGGATATTCATCGGTGCGGTTTTCTTTCACTCCCTGTTGATGGATATGTAGGGGCACATATAGACGAGGGAACTTATTATCTGAGCAGAAACAGATATCATCTTTCCATACTTGGAAGGTATCAATATTTCTGCGGCAAAGAAACTGTCATTGTTGAACCAGGAACTCTCCTTTGGTTTAACAACAAACTACCTCATGGCACCGTTAACGTCGGTGATGAGACACGCATCACATTTGTATTTGATATTCCGCATGGACAAAGTTGAAATTCTAATTCTAAGAAACCTTCTCTATAACGAAGAGTATCTTCGCAAGGTAATTCCTTTTATCAAGGCGGATTACTATGAAGACTCAAACCAAAGAATTGTGTTTGAGGAAATTGAGAAGTTTGTTCATGAATATAATCAACCTGCAACCAAAGAAGTTCTTTGTATTGAGGTAGAGAAACGTCAGGATATTAATGACACGACATTTTCTGAAATTACAAAATTGATCAGTTACTTGGAAGATGTTCCAACTGACTATGATTGGTTATGTGACACCACAGAGAAGTGGTGTCGAGATCGTGCCATCTATTTGGCATTGATGGAATCCATTGCTCTTGCAGATGGAAAGGACAAAGATAAAGATAGGGGTGCCATCCCTAGTATTCTGTCAAATGCATTGGCAGTTTCTTTTGATACAAATATCGGTCACGACTACCTGATTGATTATGAGCAAAGATACGAAGCGTACCACAAAAAAGAAGATCTCATCCCGTTCGACCTTGAGTATTTCAACAAGATTACGAAAGGTGGTCTTCCGAATAAAACGCTTAACATTGCTCTCGCTGGCACTGGTGTCGGCAAGAGTTTGTTTATGTGCCATGTTGCAGCTTCCGCACTCCTGGGAGGGAAGAACGTACTATACATCACGCTTGAAATGGCTGAAGAAAAAATTGCAGAGCGAATTGATGCTAACTTACTCAATGTCCCTATTCAGGAGATAACAGAACTTCCCAAGGTGATGTTTGAGGATAAGGTGACAAAACTTGCAAACAGAACACAAGGATCCCTAATTATTAAAGAGTATCCAACGGCATCTGCTCATGCTGGTCACTTCAGGTCACTTCTTAATGAACTTGCACTTAAGAAGTCATTTAGACCTGATATTATTTTCGTTGATTACCTTAATATATGTGCTTCCGAACGGTATCGCGCAGGCAGCAATGTCAATTCATATACAGTTGTCAAGGCTATTGCTGAAGAACTTCGAGGACTTGCTTGCGAGGCAAACGTCCCTATCGTATCTGCCACCCAGACCACTCGTTCTGGTTATGGTAGCAGTGATGTTGAGCTTACTGACACTAGTGAGTCCTTTGGTCTCCCTGCTACTGCTGATCTTATGTTTGCCCTTATTTCAACTGAAGATCTTGAAGGACTCGGGCAAATTATGGTGAAGCAGTTAAAAAATAGGTATAATGATCCAACTATTTTTAAACGATTTGTAGTTGGTATTGATCGTGCTAAGATGCGTCTCTATGATTGCGAACAGTCTGCACAGGATGACATCCTTGACAGTGGACAAGAAGAGGAGTATACTTATGAGGAACAAAAACCAAAGAAATCATTTGAGGGATTTAAGTTCTCATGAACGGTTACTACTCTGTGTTCAATCCTAGAGGCGAAAAAATTGCTGACTGTGGCATCGAAAGAGATGCAGTCAATCTCATGAGTATGAGAAACCGTCGCTGGGATGGGCACTATTTTACGTTCAATCCTTTGCCCGGAGACATCGTTGATGTTTCTAACAAACAACTTCCCACAAAAGACATCGTAGTCAATATGGATGGTGGTGTCGGTGGTAGTTGGAAAGAGATTGAGTATATCGAAATTAGTGGTCAAAAGATTGCCACTCAACAAAATCTCCCTCAAAATTGTCAAGAACCATTTATTCCAGATTTACATGACTAAAGTTGATACTGAAAAATACGTAGAGTTTGTGAAAGGTGTGACCAGCGAACCTAGTCTTGACTATGGTGCAATGGGTTCTCGTCTTGCAGAACTTGAGGTGACTGGAACTAATACGTCTCAGTTGCTTACTGCTGCCCTTGGTCTCACTGCAGAGTCTGGTGAGTTTACTGAGGTTGTGAAAAAGATTATCTTTCAAGGAAAACCCTACAATGAGGATAATGTCTTTCACATGAAGCGTGAACTGGGTGATATCTGTTGGTATCTTGCTCAGGCATGTATGGCACTTGATACCACCTTTGATGAGGTTATTGAGATGAATGTTGAGAAACTGGAATCTCGTTATCCTGGTGGTAGTTTTAATGTCCATCAATCAGAAAATCGTAAGGAGGGTGATGTATGACTAACAGCAATCAAAGACAATGGTCTGTCTGGTACAGTGTCAAAGACTGGTTCAAGGGTTTGTTTGAAAGTGAAGCAGAAGCAGTCCTTGATACGTTCGACAACAATCCCCCTCCTGATGTAGGTTTTCAACCCTATACTGGTGACGATGCTGAAGCAGGAGAAGGATGATTAACCTTGAACTGAATAGACGTGACGCAATTGTTTTACGTCATCATCTTTTTTTATATACAAAAGATCATCCTGGTTTCTTCTCTGATGAAGGTATTCTAAAGATCAGAGAGATTTCACAACAGATAGACAAACAATTGGAGGAAAACCTGTGAGTTGCGATATCAATATTGATATAAAACTAAATATTCATCAAGCGGCACTTATCCGGGAATATTTGTTTCTACATACCAAACAAGATAGTTACGAATTTCCATCACAGAGAACCCTAATGATCCGCGACTTCATCCTAAAGTTGGATGAACAAATTGAAGCAAACCTACCAGAGGACCATGATCATGAAGGACTATGATCCATTGACAGCAGAAGAAGTTAACGAAGCATCAAAAGACTTCTTTCCACTCTTTGACATTGTTCACCGCAATATGCCAGAGAATTGCACAGTCGAAGACACTCTTAAAGTAATGGAGAGTGTATGTAAGTTGGCACACAAGAAACGTGCTGCTGACGAAATTGCCCACGCACCTTTTGGATTTAACAAAAAAGATGACGGAAACGCAACAGAAACAAAAGAGGAAGTCGCAGCTGAGTGACTCCTTTGGCGGAACAGTAGAAAAGGACATTCCAGAAAATGTTGAGTGGATTGACGATGCCTTCTATATCAAGAAAACTCGTTTTGGTCTCTACACCAGTATTCTGAAAGAACCACTGGGTCAACATTTTCTTACTGGTGCAACTGAAGAAGGTGTAATTAATATGTCTCGCTGGCATCTTATGTGCCTACAAGAAGGTACACTTGATGATTACACCAAGATCATTAACAGTGGCGTCGTCGGAGGCAAACTCTGACGCCTTTTTCGGGGTTATAGCTCAACTGGTAGAGCGCCTGCTTTGCACGCAGGAGGTTTGGGGTTCGAGTCCCCATAACTCCATTCTAAATACATAAAAGACTGTTAATAAGATGGCAGCAAAAAAAGTAAGCGATGCAACTTACACGCAAATGCAAGAACTTGGATCCGCTTGGGTTTTTAAACGAGCGATCCAAGATAACAAAATTTTCAACAGCCCTGATGATATTTTAAATGATAAAGCAACGTTCGATGAAATAAAAAAAATATGGAAGACCGTTGGTAAATGTGAGTTTGGTGATCTGAATCAGGATTATTCTTGGATAGATGCTTTTTACAAACAACAGAAAACTTTATTAAAAAAAATAGGAAAACCATCTTTTACTGAGTTCTGTCGGAGTGGTGACTACGC